CAGACATAAGGGACGCTTGGAGGATTCAGCGGACCTGTTTGATCGTCGGTCGAAAAATAATCGGAAAGGCGATGGTCGGAAGCACCGTAAACCCCATGGACAAAGGGGGAAAGGAATACAAGGACCTCTGGTTGGATTCGGATCCGATGGATCGGAACGCGAATGGGAGGACCAAGAGTGGCCTGTATAGGCTGTTCATTCCTGCCGACGAATCCTTAGAGGGTTTTTTCGACAAGCACGGGAGGCCCATCGTCACAGACCCAGAGTCACCGATAGATGGATTGGATGGTTCAGAGGTAACACAGGGGGCACGCACCTACCTCAAAAATGAGAGGGATGCAATGAAGCACAACCCCTCAGAGCTTAATGAGATAACTAGACAGTTTCCATTTACTGAGGACGAGGCATTTAGAGACAGCATCGACGGGAGCTTGTTTAACATCGGTAAGATCTATCAGCAGATAGAGCACAACGAAGAGCTCTTCCCCAACCCCGTCGTCAAGGGGAACTTTATCTGGAAGGAGAAGGACAAGGAGGTTGCATTCTCCCCAGACGTAAACGGTAGGTTTAGGGTCTCTTGGATGCCTCCGCAGGAGCAGCGAAACGTCAGGAAGCTCGATAGAGGCAAGCTCGTGGCCCCGTTTGCAGACAGAGGATGCGGTGGTGTTGACTCGTACGACCTCGATGCCACAGTCGATGGGAGAGGCTCTAAGGGGGCCCTGCACCTATACAACAAGTTCCACATCGAGAACCCGTCGAACATGTTTGTCGTGGAGTATGCTTCACGTCCAGATCTGGCCAAGATATTCTACGAAGACGTGCTTATGGCTGCGTTCTTCTACGGGTACCCGCTCCTCGTGGAAAACAATAAGTACGGGATTGTAAGATACTTTGAATCAAGAGGTTACGACGGTTACTTAATGGATCGCCCAAGCCACCTGTCATCTACTAGCGCCAAGGTTAATGTCAAGACTAAAGGTATCCCGTCGAACTCGCAAGACGTAATACAGTCTCATGCCCAAGCTATCGAAGCTTATATCCACGACCACGTCGGTGTCAACTACGACACTGGAGAGGTCGGAAATATGTATTTTAATAGAACTTTAGAGGACTGGATAGGATTTCAAATCCATAATCGTACCAAATTTGACTTGACAATTAGTTCTGGATTGGCTCTTTTGGCTGCACAAAAATCAAAACCAGTGGAGCGCACGGATTTCACTGAGCGTAAGTTTTTTAGGCGCTACAAGGTAATCGGCTGATTCCTTATATTTGTGCCAATGTATAATGACAACAACAAGAAGAAGGGGTTCCCAGATCCGCTAGCAGATTCTTCTGAGAAAAAACAAAAATCTTATGGCCTTCAGTATGCGAAGGCTATATATTCTCAGTGGGGGCAGTCTAGCGACACGCATTCTCTGTACGGGAGAAGGAACAAGATCTTTAGCAGAAATAGAGATTATGCTAACGGAACCCAGGACACCACGATATACAAGAAGCTGCTCAGCTCCCTCAATCCTATGGACGGAGACGGTAGTTTGCTTAACCTGGATTACACTCCAGTGCCGATTCTTCCGAAGTTCGTTAAGATTGTAACCAACAAGATTCTTTCACGGGACCCATACCCCAACCTTGAGTCTATCGACCCTATCTCTTCTTCTGAGAAGAACAAGATGAAGGATCGCATGAAGATGCAAGTTGAGGCAAGAAAAGAGCTTCTTGCGCTCAAGGAGCAGGCTGGGGTTGTTCTTGACATGGATCCAGAAGAGATTCCAGAGACGCTGGAGGAGGCTGAGATGTTCATGGACACGAACATCAAGACCGATGCTGAGGTAGCTGCACAGCTTGCTACTGCATTGACTCTTTCCTGGGCCGAGTTTAACGATACGACATACAGAAGGGCCGTGCAGGATGTCGTGACTCTCGGCATGGCTGCAGTGAAGAGAAACAACGATCCGTCAAAGGGGATTGACATCGAGTACATCGACCCATCGAACTTTGTTCACAGTTACACCGAAGACCCAAACTTCGGAGACATGGTGTATGCTGGCCATGTAAAAAGAATACCGATTCAGGAACTCAAGAGAATCGCAGGGGATCAGCTTACAGAGGAGGAGTACAAGAAGATTGCAGATAAGGTAAAGGATAAGTACTCCAACGACGCCTCTAGATTTAATTCGTCTCATTACGACGATAGGTACATGCGTACCATCTACGGGTATGACGAGTACATGGTCGAGGTCTTGGACTTCGAATTTATCAGCGTGGATACGATGTACTTCGAGGAGAAGGAGAGCCGCCACGGGAATGTAGGGTTCTACTACAAGGGTGATAACTACAAGGAGAAGACTGGAGGCGTCTTCGATCGTAAGCCACACAAGATGGAGATGGCATGCGTGTACGGGGGTTCATTTATCGTGGGGACCGATTATATTTTTAACTATGGGAAGGTCCACAACGTTCCAAGGAACATGCACGACCTTACTCGCGCTAAGCTCTCTTACTCTGCAGTAGCTACGAACATGCGACGCATGATTCCTAAGTCTATGGTGGATAGCTGCACTGGGTTTGCAGATATGCTTCAGCTCACGCACCTCAAGATCCAACAGGCAGTCGCAAAGGCTAAGCCAGACGGATTGATCATCGATATCGAGGGGTTGGAGAACGTGCAGCTCGGAAAGGGAGGGGAACTCGAACCACTTGAGATCCATGACATCTACGAGCAGACTGGTGTGTTCTACTACAGAAGCAAGAACCCAGAGGGAGGCATGCAGGCACCACCGATTCGTGAAATTGGAAACGCGATAAGAAACATCCAGGAGCTTGTCGCGCTGTACAACCACTACCTGCAGCTTATCAGAGACACATCTGGAATCAATGAATCTATGGACGGTACGACACCTAAGGGTGATATGCTCGTCGGGGTTCAGCAGAACGCTATACTCCAAGGCAACAACGCCATCCACGACATCACTAACGCATCCATGATGATGTACAAGAAGGTGTGTCAGGATGTTGTTAAGTGCCTCCAGATTATTCCTGAGGATTCGGTTCTCTACCGCATGTACGAGAATGCCATCGGGGAGACGAATATGTCTGTGCTGAACTCGTTCAAGAACCTCTCTATGTACAACTTCGGGGTTAGCGTAGTGAAGGAGATGGAGGACAAAGACAAAGAGTACCTTGAGCAGAACATTCAGATGTCTATTCAGCAGGGTCAGATAGACCTAGAGGACGCCATAGCTGTAAGGTCATTGAAGGACGTAAATCAAGCCGAGCGGTTGCTTGTGTTGCGTAGAAAGAAGAGAATGAAGGAGCAGCAGGAGATGGCTATGCAAAATTCACAGCAGCAAGCGCAGGCGGCTCAACAAGCCGCACAAGCTGCGTCTCAGGCCAAGCAACAAGAGCTCCAGATGGAGGCACAGCTCAAGCAACAAGAGATTCAACTCAAGGGTCAGATGGATATGCAGATCCTTCAGATGGAATATCAGTTCAAGAAGGAGCTCGAAACTATTCGCACCCAGGCCACGCTTGGATTCAGGGAGGACGATCAGAACTTCAAAGAGAAGCTTGAGGTCATGAAGGAGCAGGGGAAGGATCAAAGGTTTATGGTTCAACAACAGAACGAAGAACAACAAATTGAGGAATAATGGCTAATAGAGTAAATCTCGATATAACAGAAAAACTTAACATCACCTGCAGAAGAGGCGATACATTCAGCCTTGGGTTAGTCTTAAAAGATTCGTCAGGCACAGCAATAACCCTTGCTACTAGCGGCTATGAGTTTTTCATGCAGGTTAGATCTTTGACTCCAAATCGCGAGGGAACTAGAGATCTGATTATGGGGACGGATACAAAAGGCGAGAAGGCAGACAGAGATGGGGTTAGCACTAACTTCTCGTTCACCGTTGACGATAGTGGAAACCTGACGATTAGCGCATCTAGCAGCATTATGAGGCTCATTCCAGCTGGCGAGTATGTCTACGATCTTCAACAGATAGTTAATGACGTTTCTACAACCCTGTTCGAGGGTAGATTCAAGGTTAATGACGAGATCTCAGACATACAGGTATAATGGCTATAGAAATCAATACTTCTGCTGGGAACACCATAGAGGTAACTCAGTCTGACGGCACGTCCGTTACTTTCAATCAAGAGACTAGCTCTGTATCTGTCTCGTCTCCTGCCTCGACGTCTGTTCAGGTTCTTGAGAAGGGGGTCAAGGGCGATAAAGGTGATACTGGTGCAACTGGTGCAACTGGCCCAGCTGGTGCCGACGGGGAGGGGCTGATTGCTGGTGGATCAGAAAACCAGTTTATACAGAAGAACAGCGCTACAGACTACGATACGAAGTGGAGTGCATACACCCTCCCAGCTGCTGATGGAGATGAAGGGACAGTGCTTACTACAGACGGTGCTGGCACTGTGTCTTTTGCTCACCCACAGACTATTGCAGAAAATGTAAAGAACGTATCTGGTGGCATTCTTTATAAGGGGACTCCAGTACACGTTACTGGTAGTGTAGGTAATCTAGCTGAAGTTATTGCAGCAGATGCTGCTACAAACTATCCTGCTCACTTCGTACTTAACGAAGATCTCAATGACGATGAAGAGGGGCTTGGTATCGCCCTTGGGTTTATCAACAACGTAGATGTCCCTGACGCTTCTATCTACACGGAAGGTCAGACAGTGTATCTAGGTGCTGCTGGTGGGTGGGTGACATCTAAGCCTACTGGTGCCAGCAACGCTATCCAGAACCTTGGTATTATCATCAAGGTAAATACTGGTGGCAATAAGATTTCTGGTATTGTTATGGGGGCTGGGAGGGCTAACGACGTCCCGAACATCGCTACTGGTAACATCTGGGCTGGAAATTCAAGTGGAGTTGCTACCGCCACAGATACAGCTTACATTGATATTGCTAACGGCAGAGTAGGTATTGGGACTACTAGTCCTGATAGCATACTTCATGTTTCTGCTGATGTTTCATCACCAGAAGTAGGCACAATAACAATAGAGGGTAGGCCAGTTGGATACCTTGGTGATGATATTGCTACGATTGACTTTCATAATACTGGCACTAAAAGAGCCGATATTAGAATGGAGCGTGGTAATGCATCTAACGATAGTC